GGTGTAAAAGCTTGAGTTGTTGGGGTATTACCTAAGTAGGCCATTTGCTACCCTTAAGTGATGTTCAAGACGCTGGTAACAACGTCACAAGACGATGCAGCAGAAGAAACAACCTTAAGCGCATCGCTAGTTACTAATACAGTTTTTTGATCTCCACCAACAACAACCAATGTTCCACCAACGGGAACAGTGGCGTCTTTAATAAGGTAGTAATCAACAGCAGAAGCGGTAATGTACGCGCTTACTGTGATGGGAGATGTAGTAGTGTTGGCAAACGACAATCCAATTACGGTGGTTTGTGTGGACGCGCCTACAGTTACAACCGTAGCAGCAGAGGTGCCTACGTTCTTGTTTAAATATCGTGTAAAATTGTTTGCCATGTTTTATCCTAATGCGATTGCCATTGCGACTGCTGTACCTGCAGGATCAGAAGAACCATACGGTGCCCATGCACTACCAGAGTATACAGCTAAATAATTGCTTGATGTGTTCCAATACAATGCACCTGTAATTAGTGCTCCGCCTTGGTTGTTTAATGTAGGGTCACTGGCTTTAGCACCCAGATAACGCTGGTCAAATGACAAAAAAGATGCAGCAGCAGAAGTTGCACTTCCTGCAGCGGCAGTAGCACTTGCGGCAGCAGCGGTAGCAGAAGCAGAAGCAGCTCCAATAGAATCTGCCAAAGCTCCCTTGTTTACACGCATTTCAACGGTAGAACCCACAGCAAAAATGTTAGCAACGCTACCGTCTTGAGCACGTTGAATTGTTAAAGTAGTACCGCTACGAGCCGTACACTTGACAATCTCACGGATAGTTTTTGTACTATCTTCAAGTGTTGCAAAGAAATAATCGCCACCTGTAGGTGACGGAAACAACGTTTCTGTACCAGTAGCAACAACAAGGGTGGTGTCAATTCCACCCAAGGCTACGGCTAATGTGCTTTTAGCATTGTTTGCGAGAAGAATAGCCATTAGTTAATTCCTACAAAATTAATAGTAGACCCGTTCCAGGTCAAATCTGTTTCATCATTTACTGGACTCATTGGATCAGGTACAAAAGAATCTTGTGCAGGATATGGACGAGAAAAGGGTACAGCGATTTTCTCTTTCTGTACCTTAAGAAGAGTCTGGGGATGACGTGTTTCCCAATCCTCTCGGCAAACCATCAGTCCATCCCAACGCTTCTGTAAGTCCAGTGCTTTAAATTTACGTCCGCAACTGTCGCATAGAGCATTCCAGTTGCCTGAGATGAGATGGTTTTGCATAGCTTATTTCAAGAAACGTAGTTTGTAAATTGTTGAGCGGAACAGCTTTACAACTGTGTCCACATCATTTTGTATGGATGTGTCGTCTTTGTCAAACGCCTTGTAGCGGTTAGACTCAATCCACTTAAGAGTTTCTTTGAAGTATTTCAAAGGCTCTGTTGTGTCTTTAGCAGCAAGGGTTGGAATCTTGAGGAGTTCTTCATATTCTCCTTGCCACTGTTCAGCGATGCCATCTGCCAAATCTACAATCTCATCATAAAAGGTGTTTAAAGCCGAGTGTTGTGAGAATGATTCGGTAGCCAGATGCATTTGATGGGCAACTGTTCGACTTAGGAACAGTACACCAATAAACTTGCCTGCTAAGTCACTCATATTATGAGCTATGATAAACAATAGCTTGTGGGCTACCTGTACCGGTAACAACCACAGTTAATCCTGTGTCAAAACGAACTGGTGTTACAAACGCTAATGAGTTTGCACCAATTGTACTAGTCGCTGTACATTTAGCCAACACGGTGCCCGAAGCAGCCGATGGGTTGTCATATACGGTAACTGTAGCGATGTTTGTATTATCTGTGACAATGATAATACCGCTGAGAATGCCCTTACCAGTGATAAGAGAGGTTGTGCCTGTGGTGAGAATACCACTCGAAATTGCTAATCCCATTTTATTTCCTTGTTAAAAAAAGGGGTCCGAAGACCCCCTCTTTATTATCGCACGTAAGTAACAAAAAACGTGTATGGACCACCAGCAGAGCTGGCAGTGCCTGATTCTGCATAAGTTGCTGAAATTCGCAAATCACCTGTCAAAGGCATTGGCTGAATGTTAGGCAAGTTAGGCATTTGCACGATTTGAGTTGTTGCGCCAGCAGTCTTAACGTCAACAGCAGTACCTGTAGAAATTGCACCTGTGTTATCAGAGATAACCAAGGTAACAGTTGCAGAAGTACCTGCGTTAGAGGCTGTACCACCTGCCATGATGATGTTCAAAACAGAAGCATCAGCGGGCAAAACAGCTTTTACAGTTGAAGTTGTGTCAGTACGCAACACAGTAAATGCTTTAACAACAACATCTTTTGACGTTGGCATTAAAGCCGATGGACCGTACGGTTGGTATGGTACGAGGTCTTGATTACGGAAACCCATATTAATTCCTTATTTAGTGAAGGGCCGAAGCCCTTCTTAGGTTAATTAGGCGCCAGCAGAGCCGTACAAACCACGGGGATCGGTCCAGCCGAAGCTGTAACGAGCAGTGGCTTTGAACTTAGCGTTCTCAGTGTCCCAATCGTTGTCCATGTCGAACTGGTCAGCACGACGCTCAAAGTACTTCATGCCGTGTGGCACGTTAGTACGGATGAACCAAGCGTCCACGTCTGTCAAGTAATGGTTAACCACCACTTTAGGAATCAGACCCATACCCTTGATTGCGTTGATGTCGTTGTTATCTGTACCGACGCGACCATCAGAACCCAAGATACGCTTGGCTTCAAAGATAGCTTGACGAGGGATAATCAACGTTTCGGGCTTCACTGCAACCAGCAAACCGGCGTCGTTGGTGAAACCAGCGATGTCGATACATGCTTGTTCCAAGGCTGCTTCAGACAAGTCAGAAGCGGTGGCAATTTGGTTAGACCAAGTGCCGCCTTTAACGTTAGCATGGTTGTTAGCAATGAGAGAGGAACCATCACCACCTGTGTACGAGCTGTTGAAAGCACGGTTGTACACGTTAGCGCCGATAACTTCCTTAGTTTGACGCATTGAGAATGCCAAACCTTGGGCTTTACGCTGACCAACTACATCGTATTGGTCGTCTTCCATCATCTCACGAGTGATGATGAAACCCAACGCAAACACTGTGTGTTGATAACGTGTAGTGAACGCTTGGCGCTCGGTGTCATAAGAGATGGGCGAACCTTCACTCTTTTGAACAGCCAAACCAAACGAAGTGACACCAACGTCTTCTTCAAAAGCTTTAGTTGAAGTGTTCTTGTCGAACAACTGATCATACTCGGTGTCATACTCATTGTATGCTTTACCGTACCATGCATTGACACCAGGCCATAGCGCTTTGGCAAACGAGCCACTGTTAATAATAGACATATTCTACCTTTCCTTAATCTTAATAACCTGTCGAACCAGTACCAGTACCGTAGACCACTTGGTTCAGTTTCACATAGTAGCTGAAAAACTGATCGCCAGGGAGGTTGTCTGGACGCTGGGGGAAACCGACAATCTTCAAAGGAAGAGTAGCAGTAGTAGCGAGACCTGAGCTGTCCAACTGCATACCAGAAGCGCCAGTAACGGTGCTGCCAGCAGTAGTTGTAAATTGACCGTTCAAACCAACGTTAGCGGTGATCGTAGCAGCAGATACAGAAGTACCAGCGTACTGAACTTCATAAATGAGGTTGGGATCATCTGCAACCAAGAGGTAACGATCAGTAGAAGCACGGCGGTAAACCGGAGTGTTCAAATCGTTAACTGGAGGGATGTTGTTGAGGTCGCCTTCACCAGTAAACAAGATACCGACAACGATACCAACTGCGACGTCAGTAGCGCCACAACGAGTAACAGTAGGTGCGCCAGAAGCTGCACGGGCGTCGCCTGCGAGCTTAACAGCATCACCCACCATAATCACTGTGGAGTCAGAAGAAGGAACGAAATACACGTTAGCGCCACCGCTATAAGGTGCGCCTGTGATAGATTTAACGGGACGAAAACCGTTAATACGAGATACACTTGCCATTAGCAATTCTCCATAATAAAATAGGTAATTCCCAACGGCACTTAGATTTTATTTAGCTTCGAGAAATTTCGAGCTTACCATAAGTACCATCAAGAGCTTTAGCTTTGGTGGCGTTTTCCATCTCGTTGACTTTGATCTGCTTGCGAGCTTGATCTTCTTCGTACCATTCTTTTTTGATGCGTACGACGAAGGCCTTTTGACCTTGACCAACAGATAGATGTGCAAGAGAGCCTTCGGACGTAGCCGAGTTGACACGCTTATCACCCACCCTCACAGAATCTTTAGATACGATTTCATAACCAGCATCCATAAATTCCTGCACTCGATCTCCCGAGTCATTAATAATTCTATATTCGTAGTTAGGATCTTTATCCGCTACTGTTAAAACATTACGCGTACCCACGGGTACACGCTGCGTACGACCTCTCGGTGCTTTCGCAATTGCTTCTTTGATATCACTCATATTAAACTCCTTTAATGCGTTTCAATTCCGCGATGTAGTCTTTTTCAGACATTGCACCAGTACGGACAAAACGTTGCATCACTCGACGCTCTTCATCGGTCAAGGAAAATGAATCGTTTCCTTTACCGCCTTTGTTAGAACTACCCTCTACTGATCCTGGCTTATTACGGTTGGGATTAGTAAATTTATTTGGGAACTCCAACTTAACCTGTTTTTCTACTTCCTGTAGAACAGCCGACGGGCTAAGACCACTTGCTGCCAAGTTACGGCCCAACGCATCTGCGTAGGCTTTCATTGGTTCGCTAGTCTCATACCATTTGTTCTTGTCAACCCAATGAGCAAATTCTGGGTTAATAATGTCTTCGGTTGGCTGATTATTTTGCTGTTTTAGACGTTGTTGCTCATCTTTGACGAGATCAATTTGGTCATCCAGTTTAATAACAGCGGCGCCGTCACCCTCTTCAATAGCAGATTGTTTCTGCATTTTCAGGGCTTCCAATGCTCGTGCGTATTCAACTTCACGAGTTTTTGAATGGTGGCCTTTCAAATCATCTAGCGCACGTTTAAATTCCTTAATTGTACGGTTCTGATCTTCAATCTTTTTAAACAACTCACCGCGATCCAGGAATTCTTTTGCTGGTCGCCATTGTTCAGGGTCTCCGTCCCATTCATCTTGTGGCACCCATCCTTGTTCCATTGCCTTTTCTTCGGCAGCGGTCAATTTAGGGGTGTTGTCTTCTGGGGCAGGTGTGTTGTCTTCTGGGACAACTGTATTTTCTTCAGCCATCTAGGGCCTCCTTATTCTTGATGAAAGATACAAACAATATCTTCGTCATTTAGTGCAACAAATTCTTCATTAGTGTAAGGGTCTTCTACAAGTTTACCAGCAAAGCGGGCAAAAGCAATGTAGTCACCAACAGTAATGGGAGAAGGTGTATTAAAATCTCGAAACGCTGTAGCGCCTATCGCTACAACAGTCCCCTTATCTACACTTGCCTGGGCACGTTTAATATCTTCGTGCTCTGGAATGTGTAAGCCAAGTTGTTTGGCTTTGAGAAGGGTTTTGTCCGTGTCTTCAAGCTTATCTCGCTTGACAAGAATACGGTGTAATGCGGGAACGATCATTGAGACTCCTCATCTTCTGCGTCAAATTCAATTGTGATTAAATCTTTGTAGGCTTTAATTGCACCTACATAGACTGCATCTTGTCGGGGGTCAACGCCTGCTGACTCCCCGAGCATGTCTTGCAAATCCACAATGCGACGTTGAAGTTGGCGAAAGATTTCCTGGGTTACAGGATGTCCTTTCCAATCTACAAATTCACTCTTTGTCATTTAGCTCCTTTTGATGGCTTCTTAGCCGGTTGCGCTGCTTGCTGCTGTTTAGCATTACTCATTTTCTGCTGATGTTCTGCATCAGTGTGCATGAGTTTTTGGAGGAACGCTGCCTGTTCTGTGGCAGAGAACACTCGTTGGTTGTGAACAGCTTCTGCAGCTTTAATGTTCGCCATGTCCTTAGCATGTTGCATTGCTTGTGCATGCTCTTGCTGTTTCATAGCGAGTTGAACTTCTTTATCGCGAGCTTCTAGCTCCATTTTAAACTGCTGGGCACTGCCCTGCATTTGAATCTTTTGTTGCTCCAATTGACCCTTCATTTCCATTTCCATCATCTTAGGATCTGGTGGAGGGGGAGGCATTTCACCCGTTTGAGCAACTTGCGGATTAAGCAACTCTTGCCAGTTGGGTTGTTCTTGTGCATCCAAGACACGTTGTACCACTTTAACAG